CTCAACAATGAATTTTGTGATGCGGTGCCTGGTGCCTCCAGGTGACGTTAACCAGTTAACAATTAACGCCGGATACAGAGAATCCACCCATAACACTGTTTTTGGTTTTAACTGTTCCGCGTGCGCTGAGCCGCATTCACCGCATCACAAAATTCACTTTTAAAAAAGGGCGGCAGAGCAGTCACGGAGTAAAACTGATACCGCCAAATGTCACCAGAATATTGATAACAGAGGGCGTTGTAGCGGGGTTGTCACTTAAGCGTATGGTCAACCTGACAACCCGGTGTCCTCAACTGGGGAAGGAATAACCCCGCCATACTTACCGCCGCGCCATTTCGCGGAGTGCCACAACCGGAAGCGCACGTTCGAAGAAATCTAACGACAAGCCTTCTAAGGGAAAGAGCTTCGCCGTACGCTTTCGCGTTATGCCCTGACTTTTCAGGGAAATATCCTTTCAGTAAACTGTCAGTACCGGATTCTTATCCGTGTCCGGCGCACGACCACACGTGACAGCGTGTTGGTCTCCATTTTTAACCCAGAACCTCAATGGAGGATAAAATGCCAAACAAAAAAAGAAATCCGCTTATTGAAAAACAGATTGAATGCCTGGTAAATCAACTCAGGCAATCAGGGTTATTAAAAACTCATTCAGAGTTGAGGCTCACAGAATCAGCATTCGACGATAAATTAAATAATGTCCTTTATAATGGCATTATTGATTTTAATCGTTCTGTTGGTCGCCGCGGCCCTGCTGGTGTTTCCTTATAATTACCAGTCAATCCAGAGTGGACCGTGTTCAGCGTAAATATAACTGTACACATCCAGATTATATTTGTGGTCTGTTAAGAACAGGCCGCAAATACATGCCGAAGCTTCCAGTGCAGCGGCTCTGTTACTGAATAACCATGTAGCAACATTCCAGCGTTTTTCTGCATCCCAGTCTTTCTCAAGGCCTGATACCATGAAGAAACCGTTAGTGTTGCCATCAAATAATTCTGTTTCCAAATTTTTAAGCAATGCCTGATGGACTCTTGCCAGGTATTCCGCCGGAATTTCGCCACGAATTCTGATGAGATTGTCATAAACAAACATGTTCCCCGCATATGGCGATTTTTCTTTCTTGTTTTTTAAACCAGCATCATGAGCAAACTGATCAATTTCTTCTTCCGTTGGTTTCGTATTGATGTTTTGCGCTGTCGTTTCTGCAATTTTATTTGCCACACTCTCTGAGTCGTGTTTATTTATAGACGCACAGAAATACAATCCGGTAAACGCATCGCGCACATTACGAGCCATATTATCAGTGTCTTTTTTCGTTACCGATTCCAATTCAAGTTCGTTCAGACGATGACGAAGTGTGTGTGCTGCAATCTCCTGGATTGAAGGAGGTAAATCTTTAAATTCCATCGTCAACCTCATTAGTCGGAGTTTCTTGCTAACCAGCGATGCGCGCCAGCTTCGGTTTTAAACGATTTGCTTTTGGTATACGTCATGGCGGTGAATGTGCCGTCCTGATTGGGAAACACGCCACATACCAGAGATTCGTTGTTGCCAAGATCGATAGTATCCATGTTGACCTCATTTACCCTTAACGCCGGGTCGCGGAACTAAAAACCTGCTGCGCTGTTATACAAAGTGTTCCCGCCGTCATGTTCATACGCCTCGGGCTGGCTACTTAACCCCTGACCACTGCCGGGTAACTCGAAGTATTGCCCTGCGTTCTGTTGAATGGGGTGGGTTGGTGAAACAAGGATGCACTTTTAAAGTTATTATGTCAACACTTATAAAGTTAGGTTGTGAGCAACAAAAACCGCCTCGAGATGAGACGGCCCTGTGAAAGGGTTAGTTCTGCTTGGGGAATTGGCGTCTGGCGTGTACTACACTCACGATCTCAATGCTTAAAGTGGCTACACGGTAAAGAATTATATAGTTAGGGTGAGCTACAATCTCACGCAAGCCAGGTACTCTGTCGCTTGGTGGGTATAAATACGGGTGTTCGGATAACGGCAGCACACACCCCCTTAATCGCTGCCATAAGCGTTCTGCCGCATCTATGTCGAAACGAGCAATATAACTAGTTATATCATCTAGGTCGGTATCTGCGCTTTCAAGCCATAACACGGGTAACATTTACTACTTACTCCGTTCCTTGCGCATTTTAGCAAAGCGTTCTGCCATTCTGCGCTCAACCTCGTCATGGGGAATTGCTGGGCGCGGATTTGCAAGGCTCGCTGCTACTTTCGCACGCAGCCATTCGTTGTAACTGTTTTCTTGTTCAATGGTTTCGAACTCAGAAACCATTGGTGAAAGGGCCGTATTCATGGCACACCTCCGTCTGTGTATGGTGGTCATTATGCTCGATGCCCTTTCCGGGCAGCGAGCCATCTTTCAATTGTGCGCTCCATTAACTCTTTTTTGTCTTTCATCTCCTGAAGCATTTGTCCCTGTTCTTCCTCTGGGAATGCACCAAATGTCTGAAGTAGCTCTCTTTGCTTCGGACCTATTTTCATTGTGTCAGGTACCACAATCTGTTCGTCCTCACTTGGTGGCAACATAAACCAATATGGAGGGAATCCTGTTACTTCAGAAAGTTTATCAAGATTAGCCATTGATGGGCTTGTGATGCCATGAACCCACTTTTGGACCGATTGTTGGGCAACACCTATTCTGCGGGCTAGTTCTGCTTGCTTAAGCCCTGTTTTTTCCAGCACCAGTTTTATCCGGTACGTGGTTATTTCAAGAGTGGTCATTCGCTTCATGCATTCATTTTACACAAAAAAAGTGTAGCCAGCACAATCAGCTTGAAAGTGTTGATAGTGTAACTTTTAAAGTGTATAAGTGGTGTCGATTGATTGGAGTTAGCGATATGCATAAATGTTTAAAAAATAAAATTCGCCAAATAGGGTTATCCCAAGCGGGTGTTGCTCGCTTGATTGGGTTGCCACAGCAGGTTGTATGTCGATGGGTTAATGGGCAACAGGTCCCTGCATCAAGGGTTTTACAACTATGTGAGATTATGGCGTGGACTGTCACCCCCCACGAGCTCCGACCAGATATTTACCCTAACCCAACCGATGGCCTGCCTTGTGGACGTAAGAGTACAGCGAATGAATTACTGGCGGTGAACAATGAAAATCACACCTGAACAGGTTTGCGAGGCTCTGGATGCCTGGGTATGCAGACCAGGAATGACGCAGGAGCAGGCGACGATATTAATTACTGAAGCCTTCTGGGCTCTACAGGAACGCCCGAACATCGATGTTCAGCGTGTCACGCTTGATGATGGCGGGGTTGATCAGCGTGCGCTTGGCGTTAACCGGGTGAAGATATTCGAACGCTGGAAGGCTATCGACACCAGGGATAAGCGTGAAAAATTCACGGCGCTGATTCCGGCAATTATGGAGGCTATCCGGATTAGTGATTTCAGGTTGTACCGCGAAATTACTGACGGAAAAAGCATTACGTACATGATTGCCGGGTTAAACAAAGAATATGGCGATGTGGTGGAGTCCGGGCTGCTTTTTGCAGATCCAGCTGTTGTGGAACGTGAGACAGACGAGCTTATAGAAAAAGCAATCGCTTTCAAGCGTGCCTATCGTCACCAGTACCAACAAAAAGCCGGATGGAATTATGAGCCTTCTTTTTGCTGAACGCCCGCTGGTTATAAACACACAGCTGGCGATGAAGATTGGTTTAAACGAAGCCATTGTGTTGCAGCAACTGCATTACTGGTTGAGGGATACCAGTTCCGGCATGGAATGTGATGGCGTTCGCTGGATTTACAACACAACGGAACAATGGCTGGAACAGTTTCCGTTCTGGTCAGAGTCAACGTTAAAGCGTGCGTTTGCAAGTCTGAAAGCGCTGGGGCTTTTGCGTAGCGAAAAGCTCAATAAATCGAAGCGTGATATGACTAATTTTTACACAATTAACTACGATAGCGCGCTTTTAGATGATGGCAAAGTGAACGAATCCATCGGGTCAAAATGCGCCACTCCATCAGGTCAAAATGACACGATGGAAGAGGTCAAAATGAAACGTTCCATTGGTTCAAAACGGCCCAATGTCATCAGGTCAAAATGGCCCGATGATCCTACAGAGAATACAACAGAGAATACAACAGAGAATACAACAGAGAATAAAAAACTCTCTTGTCCGGACGCTTCGCAACCGGACGAGTTGACGGCTGAACAGGCGTTTTTAACCCGCCATCCTGATGCTGTTGTGTTCAGCGTGAAAAAACGCCAGTGGGGAACCCGGGAGGATTTGACATGTGCGCAGTGGATCTGGGGGCGGGTTGTAAACCTGTACGAACAGGCTGCCAGCGACGATGGAGAGATCACGCGACCGAAAGAGCCCAACTGGACGGCGTGGGCCAATGACGTGCGCACAATGCGGATGCTGGATGGAAGAAGTCACAGACAAATTTGCGAAATGTTCAGCCGGGCACAACGGGATCCGTTCTGGATAAAAAACATCAAGAGCCCGGAAAAACTCCGTGAGAAATGGGATGAACTGGTTATTCGACTGTGGCGTGGTCCCGCGCAGCGTTGCGTGAATCATATTTCTGAACCGGATACCGAAATTCCGCCGGGTTTCAGGGGGTAGCGCATCATGAAAAACATTACGTCAGGTGGTGTTCTGGCAAGAGTCAGCAGATTTGTGCCGCAGGATGCAATCCCTCCGTACCGTACGGTGACGGAGTGGCGGGAATGGCAGCTTGCTGAAGGGCGTAAGCGAAGCGAGGAGGTTAATCGTCTGAATCATCAGACGCGGGTTGAAAAAATCATTAACCGCTCCGGTATCCAGCCGCTTCACCGGAAGTGTACGTTCGGTAACTACCGGGTGCAGAACGATGGTCAGCGCCATGCCCTGAGTCAGGCGAAATCCATTGCGGCAGAGCTGGAAGGCGGCTGTACGAATTTTGTGTTCAGTGGCCGGCCTGGCACAGGAAAAAACCACCTGGCGGCGGCTATTGGCAACCACCTTCTGGCGAAAGGTCGCAGTGTGATTGTGATAACAGTGGCGGATGTGATGCTGGCGTTACATGGCAGCTACGACAACAAAAACTCGGGCGAAAAATTTTTGCAGGGATTGTGTGGCGTTGACCTGCTGGTACTGGATGAAATTGGCATGCAACGGGATACGCGTAATGAGCAGGTCACGCTGAATCAGATTGTTGACCGCAGAACGGCATCGTTACTCAGTGTGGGGATGCTGACAAATCTTAACCATGCAGCGATGAATACACTTCTCGGCGAGCGGGTGATGGACCGCATGTCCATGAACGGTGGTCGCTGGGTGACGTTTAACTGGGAGAGCTGGCGTCCGAACGTCAGCCAGCACAGGAACTGAGAAGTAATTTTTATCCGGAGGAAGTTTTAATGGAAACCGTATTGCATGCACTGAAAGCGATGGGTAAAGCCAATTCTGTTGAACTGGCGGCGCGGCTTGATATCAGCCGTGAAGAAGTTCTCAACGAACTGTGGGAACTCAAAAAAAATGGCGTTGTTGATAAAACGGGTCACACCTGGTTTCTGGCTGGTGAAGGTGAATCCGGGGTAACCGAAGAGCAGCCAGCACAGTCTGAAGTACCGGATGTGCTGACCGGGGAGGTCGAACAAAAAGTTACCGCGGACATGATGATTGAGTTTATCTGTCAGGATGGGGCTAAAACGTGTGAGGAACTGGCGGATAAGTTCGGTGTTAGCATTCGCAAGGTTGCTTCCACGTTGGCGGTCGTAACAGCAACGGGGCGCCTGGCACGCGTAAATCAGAACGGTAAATTTCGTTACTGCATACCGGGCGCTGATTTACCGGCAGAGCCGGAAGCTGCATCCGTAGCGGAAACCGATGGTAAAGCCTTTCCTCAGCCAACAGGTGTTGCGTTACCAGTCCAGGAAACGACGACACAGGAAGAAATAAAAACTGAAAGTGTGGCGGTCACAGTGCAGTCACAGC